ATTCACTTAAAGCGATGGACTTGACCCCACAGGAAGAAGCGTTGTACGACGTGATTCGCACCTATCTTGGTGCACGTGGTGAAGAAGCGGTTCTTATCCTGCAATCAGGTCAAGCACTTCCTGATGGGTTCTTAGATGGACTTATGGAGGAATTGCGACCTATCCTGACTGCAAAGATGCGTGATGACCTGAACAAGTTAGAGGATAGATACACAATCGACATTGACCCTGCTGTCGAGGAGGACATCATCGTTCGACAATTCCAAGCGTATGCACCGAAACTCATTAAAGAGTTGAATGCTACCACAGAGAAGTTGGTGAAGCGTGTTATCGACAATGCACGTCAAGTTGGTGGTATCACGAACGAGGAACTTGCTATCCAATTGACACCTGCATTCGGTGATAGACGTGCTTCGATGATTGCAGTCACAGAGTACACAAGAAGTGCAAGTAATGCAACATCTGTGTATCAGGAATATTTGTCAGAGTATGGCATCAAAACGGTTCGTGTATGGAACACCGAAGCGGACGAAATCGTCAAACAATGTCCTATCTGTTACCCATTGAATGGCAAAACAGAGGACGTATGGGGTGAACGATACCCAAGTGGTGCACCTGCACATCCTCGTTGTCGATGCGATGTCACACTTAAGGTGGTACGACAATGAGAATCGAAGTCAAGATTCCTAAAGGATTGTTGAACGACATTGAGAACGTGTACAAAACGGTTTCAGAACCTGTCCTCGTTGCACTAGCGACTGAAGTACAGCACGAATTAATGTCACAGAAACCACCACCACCACGACAGGGTTCGATGCAGTTCGTATCAGAAGCACAGAGACGGTTCGTAATGGCTTCGATACGACGTGGTGACATCACAGTCCCATACAAGCGTGGTATCGACAAGAAGTCGCAACGAATGAACCGTTCGTTCAAGATTATTCGTTCACCACGTGAAATCGTACTCACCAATTCTGCGAACTATTGGCAGTATGTAATTGGCAGTCAACAAGCACGAATCCATCAGAATCGTTGGAAAACTGCGTTGCAGATGGTTGAGAAAGTGATAGACAGCGGATTACTCGTTGACACACTTAACACGGTTATCACCAAGAAGTTTGGTAGGGGATAGTATGAACAAAGAACCGTACATACCACCTGCGTATGTTGCTAGGAATGCACAACGTGCTCTTGAAGTACGTGCTTCGAAACCACCATCACAGCAGGGAATGACACCTGTTGGACTAGCACGTGCAAACCAACTTGCATCACGACGACCTGTATCACTAGACACGATACGACGAATGGTTGCTTACTTCGATAGACATGAAATTGACAAGCGTGGTAGCACGTGGTCAAGTCAGGGCAGGGGTTGGCAAGCATGGTATGGTTGGGGCGGTGATGAGGGTCGTGATTGGGCGAATCGTATTCTTAGACAAGTAGAGGAAGTGAAGATTATGGAAGAGAAACAATTTATCGTAGCGATGCGTGATGGTATGTTCTACATCTACCAAAATGCTGAGGACACCGAACCTGTAATCGAGGACAGTGTTGAGAACTTTCTTGACACACTTGTTCGTATGATGGGTTACTCACGTGAGGAGACTGAGGATTTAGTTGAGGAAGCGACTGAAGAGGAAATGGTACAGCAGGAAGCACCTGCGATGGAAGAGGAAGCACAGAAAGTCGAAATGACTGCTGAGCAACGTGATGCACTTCCTGATGCTGACTTCGCAGTACCACAGACTCGAAACTTCCCTGTTGCTACACCATCAGACATCAGCGATGCTGTGTCAAGTTGGGGTCGCTATCGTGGTGATGTATCGTTCGAAGTGTTTAAGCGCAATCTGATTGCGATTGCACGTCGCAAGGGACGTGAGTTCGTAGATGCGTTACCACAGTCATGGAAAGATGAAATGGAAGAGGAAGTGAAGCGTGTTGCACGAACCATTCTTTCACGAATGAGTTAGTGTTGACAGTACACTTATAATAGAAGTAGGAGGTAACATGAACGCTTATGCAGTCAAAAGCGTGTCAGCATACAAGTTAGCAGGTCGAGCAATTGTGTTCGGTGGTGTTGACATCGTAGGAGACACGTTTACTCCGCAAACTGACATTGGTAGTACACGTTCATTCGTAGGAATGCCTGTGTATTGGAATCATGCGATGTCAGGCACGAAGTCCCAAATCGGCGTTGTGACTGATTGGGAGAAGAACGAAGAGGGAATTGACCTCGTAATCGAAATCGACAAGCGTAACAAGTATCTTAAGCAAATCATGGAACTTGCGAAGAGAGGAATGCTTGGACTTTCGACAGGTGCAGTAGGGAACACCGTTGTTCGCAAGGGTGGTGAATTACTGCGATGGATAGTAGGTGAAGTCAGTTTAACCACGACACCTGCTGAACCACGAACCTATGCGTATGTTAAGACAGGAAGTGCTGATGCCTTGGCTGTGAAACATGTCGCTGGTTATACATTTGATTTGGGAACTAATTTATCTGATTTTAAGGAGACTAAAGACATGTCAGTAGACAAAGACGCATTGAAAGATGCATTGATGGACATCGCAGGTGAGCCTGCACAGGGTGGTGGGTTGTATATGGGTGGTAAAGCACCGAACGTCAAGAACGTAACGAATTTGGGTTTTAGCGACGAGCCAAGCAAGGCGTTCTTTCACTATGTTAAGACTGGTGACAAGGTTGCGGCTAAAGCAACGATGGTAGAGGATGTCAATGCCAACGGTGGTTTCACTGTACCGAACGAGGTCGAGCGTGAAATCATCAGCAAGCGTGATGAAGAGTCCATCTTGGGTCGATTGCCAATTACTCGTCGTCGCACTTCACGTGATTACTACGATGTCAACGTTGGTGAGAACAATTCAGACTTCTCATTCACTGGTGAGACGGTTGCGGCTAACTTTGACGAGCCAACGATTGGTCAGTCAAGCATTCGCATTTACAAGGCTACGTTGGCACTCAAGGTGTCAGAAGAGTTGTTGAACGACTCGATTAGCGACATCGAGGGTTACATCACTCAAGAAATTGGTCGTGCTCTTGCACGTCACGTGAATCAGTACATCTTGACTGGTTCAGGTACTGCACAACCATGGGGCGTTACTGCTCGTGCCGCAATCAGTGAGACCCTTGCTTCAGCGACTGGTGTCGATTCACAGGACATTCAGAACATGTACTACAAATTACCAAGTGCCTACCATCAGGGTGGTAACACTGGTTGGGTGATGCGTATGGCTACGTTGGGTGGTGTCCGTGGTTTGACTGGCAACCCATTCCTGTATCAGAACACCCCTGCTGGCACGAACGGACAGGGTGGCGAGCAATTGATGTATCGTCCTGTGTTCGTGAGTGACAAGGTTGGTGCACCAACGACTGGTTCAACGTCAATTCTCTTTGGCGACTGGTCGCAATACTACTTCGTTGAGAACGGTGGGTTGACCATTCGTCGCAACGAGTACGCTTACATGGAGAACGGTTTGGTCGGTATCTTCGCTACGGTTCGCTGGGGTGGTGATGCTGTCATTACCAACGCATTCGTCAAGGGCGTACAAGCCTAATCAGGAGGAATGAACCGTGAAAGTGCTACTTAATGTTTCAATAGCACGATTCAGCGATGGTTCTTCCAATGTTTTCAACAGTGGGGAGGTCGTTGACCTCCCTGCTGACGAAGCGGAGAGAATGATTGCGTTAGGACGTGCAATTAGGGTTGAAGAACCCAAACAAGAGGAAGTCGAGGTTCGTGAAACACCGAAACCACGAACAACCTCGAAGCGAGGTGCGTAATGGCGTACATCACCACTGCAGAGTTGAAGAGTTTTCTAGACATTACAAGCGCAAGTGATGATACGCTTCTTGGTATTATTATCGCTAGTGCTGAAGAGGCTATTGATAACTATACCAATCGCACATTCGAACCCAAGGGTGCACAGGGTGGTCATCACCCACACAAGTTTACTGCATTACCACGAACTCGTGGGGGAAGCATAGACGATGGGAATCCTCGACTGCTGTGGGTGGATAACGATTTGTGTGAGATTCAGAGCATTGTGAATGGTGATGGTGTCACGATTCCATCGACTGCATATGTCACGAATCCAATCAACCATACACCATGGTACGCAATCGAGTTGAAGCGAAATGTGAACTATCTTTGGACGTACACGAACACGCCTGAAGCGTCGATTGTGATTACAGGGAAGTGGTGTTATTCGCTTGAAGCACCTGACGACATTCGTATGGCGATGTTTAAGTTGTGTAAAGCATGGTACAACGGACGTGCTGACAGTACAGGGGATAGAGATATTCTAACGACTGATGGTGTCGTGTTGGTGCAGTCTAAGATTCCTAGCGACGTGATTTCGATAATCCATCGCTATAAGAGGTGGTCATAATGGCTAGCCAACTTCCAACCATCATCAACGCAATCAAAGCGTACAACCCACAGTACAACGGACAGAATGTCACGATTCGTAGCGGTGCAACCATTCCCAATACTGCGAATGCGACTGATTTACCAATGCGTATTATTAGTGCGATAGGGAATAGTGGTGGTCAAGTACAGCGGTTGACGCTCGGTTCTAGTCCGTTGCTGACATTACGATGGCAAATCACTGATGTACTTCTTGGACAGCAAGTAGGACTTGGAACAGGTGAAAAAGAACAAAGCGATGCACAGATTACCTACGCATCTGCATACGCTGACTTGATTCGTACACTTGTGACAAACAAGTACCAAATCGAGGACGTTCGCATCACTATGGAAACCATCGAATTCCCTGTCGAATCAGGTAATCGGTATTATGGTGTTTCTTGTGAGTACATCATCAAAGAAATAATCCAATAAGGAGACAACACAATGGCACAGACTACAGGTGCAATTACAGGTGCAGTAGCGAAAATCGAAATCAACACGAACAATACTGGTTATGTTGACATTTCGGGTTCTTCGCAAAGCATTGATGCAGTCGAAATGACTCGCTTGAATGGTTCTGCACACACAATGGAGGGTGACTACGCTGTACTGACGTTCGGTAAGCAACCACCCACCGAAATCACGGTGAACGTACTGTACACCGAAGTAACGACTGAGGGTTTCATGAAAGCCGTATCAGCACTTAAGAACAACCATTCAGTCGTACTGCGATGGTATCCGAACGGCGCAACAGGG